GCATGGCCGTTACGCCTGCTGAATGGCTCCCGGTATTGGCTAAGCGGCTCGATGACCGGCGTGCCCGGGTTGATCTGCTGATGTCGTATGTGACGGGCGATGCACCACTGCCGGAGATGAATCGTGCTACCCGGGAGGCGTGGCAGAGGTTCCAGCGGGAAGCTCGGACGTCGTTCGGGCTTCTCGTGGTTGAAGCGTTGACGGATCGGTTCGTGCCGAACGGTGTCCGGGTCGGCGGCGATGACGTGTCCGATGCGACGGTTGCTGCACGCCGAATCTTCCGCGACAACCGCCTGTCGGTCGTATTCCCGGATGCTGCACGTGACGCTTTCACATGCTCCGTGGGGTATCTGATCGTTGGTGAGGATGCCGGTAAGGCGGTCATCACGGCGGAGTCTCCTGAGTACGTTACGACGGCACCGGACCCTCTGCGCCCGTGGGTATCTCGCGCGGCGATCAAGGTTTGGCGCGATGAGGATCTGCGTTTCGACTTCGCGTTCGTGTGGGCGAATGGTGAGCGGCAGAAGTTCGCCCGCCCCATGAACGACCGTGACTCTCGCCCGTGGAAGTCCGCGGCGGATGGCAACTGGACGCCGATCGGTACGCCTGAGCGGTATGAGGGTAACGTCCCGGTGTTCGCTCTTGAGAACAAGGGTGGCGTGGGCGAGTTCGAGCCGCACATCGACATCCTGAACCGCATCAACCGCAACCTGCTTCAGCGGCTCACCACAGTGGCGATGCAGGCGTTCAAGCAGCGCATGGTTGAGGGCGGTCTGCCTGAGACTGACGGCGCCGGGAACGCGATGAACTGGGCGCAGGTGTTCGAGCCTTCGCCTGGTGCGCTGTGGGATCTCCCCGAGGGCGTCAAGGTCAGTGAGCTCGCGGACGGTTCCGCTGGGATCATGGCGATGCTTCAGGCTGAGGACGCTGATCTTCGCGCGTTCGCCGCGGTGACTCAGACTCCTCTGCCAATGCTGATGCCTGATGGTGCGAACCAGTCTGCGGAGGGGGCGCAGTTCTCCCGCGAGGGCTTGGTGCTGAAGGCTGAGGATCGGGTGGACCGGTTCAAGCCGGCGCTTGCTCTGGCTCTCGTGTACGCGCTCCGTATCGAGGGCATCGGTGATGTCGATGACGTGGAGGTGCTGTTCGAGCCTGCGGCTTACGTGACTCTGTCGGAGAAGTATGCGGCGGCGGCTCAGGCTTCCGGGCTTCTCGCTATCCGCACGATTCAGCGTCAAATCCTCGGCATGTCTCAGGCTGCTATCGCTGAGGATGAGGTGAACCGCGCGGCTGAGCAGCTTTCAGCGTTCACGTTGACGGGCGGGGCGGATGCCGACACGCAGTGACCGGATCATTCTCGGATACGCGGGGGCGGTCGCTGATGTTCGTAAGCGGGTTGTCCAGTTCGCGCGTTCCGCGTGGCTGGGCATGCCGGATTACCGGGATGCGGATGTGGACCGTCTTGTGCGGCTCGTCACCCCGGTTGTGCTCGCTGGGCAGACCCGTGCGGCTTCTCTGACGGTTGCATACCTTCAGGCGCTCGCAACGGAGGCTGGTGTTGCCCTTCCTGGCGCTGTAGACGCCGCTGTGACGGCCTATCGGGGTGTCCCTGCAGCGGATGTGTACCGGCGTCCTGCTGTGACGTTGTACACGGCCCTGTCGAATGGTGTCCCGTTCACCGAGGCGAAGCAGCAGGGGCTTACACGGCTCGTGTCGCTCGCTTCGACGGACATTCAGCAGGCGCGTAACCGGCAGGCTGCGTCGTCCATCGCTGGCTCGGGGTTCAAGTCGTTCTCGCGTGTGCTGTCTGGCACGGAGGACTGCGAGCTCTGCACTGTTGCCGCTGACCGGACGTACTACAGGGGCGACCTGATGCCGATTCATCCCGGCTGTGACTGCGGTGTGACTCCGAACGGCTTCGGGCGTGCCGCCGATCCGGTGGAGGGCGCCCGTGAAACCGCCGTGCATGAGCACGGCGAGTACGGCCCCACGTTGACGTGGGCTGGCGAACACTTCACCGGCCCCGACGACTTCTAACACTTCCCACTTCTGTGGGTTGGCCCTGCCTAATGGCGGGGCTTTTTCCATACCCGAAACGGGGATCTGCACCATGACTGAACCAATCGAACCTACGCCGGCACCGCCCGCAGTCGAACCGACTCCTGCACCGCTGGCAGATGCACCGATCACGCTCCCGGACGATCACCCCCTGGTGAAGACGCTGGCGGCTCAGAAGGAATCGCTCAAGGAACTTCGCGAGAAGGCCAAGCGTCTGGATGAGATCGAAGAGGCGAACAAGACCGAACTACAGAAGGCGCTTGACCGCGCGGAAGCTGCCGAAAAGGCCGCGTCATCCGCAGAGTCAGCCCGACTGCGTGCATCCATAGCAGCGAAGCATGGCGTCCCCGAGGCGCTTCTCACCGGGTCAACCGAAGAAGCACTCGAGGAGGCCGCTACCGCGCTTCTCGCGTTCAAGGGAACCCAGCCCACTGCGCCGTCCCCGGACGGTCAGGGGAATGTCGGCGTCCCGATCACAGGTCAGTCGAAGCAGATCACGTCAGTCGACGAACTCAAGAAACTCTCGCCCGAGGAAGTCAACGCAGCCCGCCGTGCAGGCCGGCTGGATCAGCTTCTCGGCAAATCCTGAAAGGCGTGACTCATGGCTATTTCCAACTTCCTTGAGACTGCATGGTCCGCGGCCCTCCTCGAGCCGTTCAAGTCCTCGCAGTACATCATCCCCGCGGTCAACCACCAGTACGAAGGTGAACTGACCTCGGGCAACACGGTCAACGTGACCGCAATCACGACCCCGTCGATTCAGAACTACGCGACCTCGCGCACTCTGACAATCGACGCGCTGTCGGACACCCGCGTGCAGCTTGTCATCAACAAGGAAGACGCGATCTCGTTCAAGGTCGATGACGTTGACCGGGTTCAGTCGGCGGGTTCGTTTGAGCCGGTCACCCGTGACGCCGGTAAGGCTCTCGCGGAGAACGCAGAGCTCAACCTGCTCACCGACCTCAAGACGAACGGCACCTCGGCTGGCACGGGCGCGATCACCACGGCTGCGCTTGCGTACGCCGCGGTCGTCTCGATCCGTACAGCTCTCGTCAAGGCGAAGGTTCCCTCGTCCGACCGCATCCTCGCGGTTTCGCCCGAGTTCGCGGCGCTGCTCCTGTCGGAGTCGTCGAAGCTCACCACGGCGGACATCGCCGGCGACGGTGAACTGCGTAACGGTGTCATCGGCAAGCTCCTCGGCTTCACGGTCGTTGAGCACCCGCTCCTCACCCACACGTCGCTGCGTCCCTGCGCGGTCGGCTTCCACGCCCCCTCGGTGGCATACGTCGGTCAGATCGACAAGGTCGAGGCCGGTCGCATGGAGCTCGCCTTCGCGGACTACGTGCGTGCGCTGAACATCTACGGCACGAAGGTTCTTCGCGCCACCGCCGTTCAGACGTACCTGCCCGCTTCCTAAGCAGGCTCCGGGGTGGCGGTCTCACGAGGACCGTCACCCCTTCCCCTGCCCGTTACAACTCTCGGAGGCGCGTCATGGCAGTTGTGAAACTGGCATCACAGGATGATGTCGAGGCCAGCTTTGGTCGTAGTTTGACCTCCGCTGAGGCTGGTCGGGTCGATGCGATCCTCGACAAGCTGTCGGAACTGTTCAGGCGTGAGTCTGGTCAGCGGTTCACGGTGGGTTCGTCAACGGTGCGGCTGAAGGTGAACGGCGGCAGGGTGTATCTGCCGCAGTCGCCGCTCGTGGAGGTTGTGTCGGTCGTTGATGATGACGCCGTGGCGGTGGAGTACACCGCTGCGGGTTCGTGGCTGACGGTCGACATGGCCTCGAATGAGTTCGTCACTGTGGAGTACGAGCACGGCAGTGCTAAGGCGCCTGATCTCGTGCGTCTGGCGGTCGCTGATGCGGCTCGTCAGGTTCTCTCGGTCGATCCCATCGCGGCGACTGGGGTGTCTCAGCGCGGAGTGACGACGGGTCCGTTCTCGGACCAGTACACCTACGCGGGGTGGGCGCAGGGCGGTTCCGCTCGGCTTTCACCGGATGACATTGCTCTTGCTCGCTCTTACCGGGTGAAGGTTCCGACCGTCTGGGTGCAGTCGCCGTGAGGGCGGTCTCGGAGTACGTGGACCATGCGGCGTTCGAGGCGGGTTCTGTGGACCCGCACGGCAACCCGGTGGAGGCGTGGGCTACTGCGACTTCGGTGGGTGTGTATGCGTTCGACCCGGGGGCGACTTCGGAGCCGCGTGAACCAGGACGTGACCGGGTGGACACGTCACCGACTGTCTACCTTCCGTCGACTGTCGTGTTCGGCGCGCGTGACCGGGTGACCGCTCGAGGCGTGCTCTACGAGGTGGAAGGCGTCACACGTCAGTTCGTACACCCCACGGATGCCGACCGTGCCGCGAACGTGGCGACACTGCGGGCGGTGATCGGGTGAACGTCAAGTGGAAGTTCCACATCATCAAGGGCTACTGGGAGTTCCAGCGTCAGGCCGCTGTTGGTGAGGCACTGCTGGCCCGTGGCGAGGCTATCGCCGCAGCCGCGGGCGATGGCGTGGAGGCGGAACTTACACCGCGTCAGGCGGGACGTCGTGGCACTCCGGTTGTCCGGGTTCGGACGGTCACGAACGAGGCGCGTGAAGCCGAGGCGCAGTCGCGCACGTTGACACGAGCGTTGGATGCGGGGCGGCAGTAATGGAAGCGATCAAGTTCCCCGATGTTGAGGCTCTGCTTGTCGTGTACCTGAATGGGCTGCTTGCTGAGCCGGTGTCCACGAAGGTGCCTTCTCCTCGTCCCGCGACGTTCGTCCGCATTATCCGCACGGGCGGGTTCACCACAGGGCTCGTCACTGACGAAGCACTCATCACGTTCGAGGCGTGGGCGGCAACAGAGCCGGCCGCGCAGGATCTCGCGCAGCGTGTGCGCGCATACCTCCGCGCGGTCGATGTGGTCGACGGCGTCCAGTTCTACGGGCCAATCAATCCGACTGGCCCGGTCAATCTTCCTGACCCTGCTACCCAGCAGGCCAGGTACACGGGCCTCGTGTCCGTGGGGGTTCGGGGATCAGCCATCTGACCTTCCCGAAAAGGTGACGGCGAATCATCCAATAGGGAGTTGCAATGCCTACTGCTGCAAATGTGCGCGTTGGCAAGCCGAAGTCTACGGGTGGCGTGTACGCGGGTGCGCTTGCGACTGCTGCCCCGACCGACGCCGCCACCGCGCTTGCTGTCGGTTTCGCTTCGCTTGGTTACGTCTCGGAAGAGGGCGTGACCCAGACGAAGGGGATCGAAACGGAAACGATGGTCGCCTGGGGCGGTGACGAAGTGCGGGTGATGAAGACTTCCGACGCGCTCTCGTATGCGCTGACGCTCATCGAAACGTCCCCCGCTGTTCTCGCCGAGTACTTCGGTGCCGACAACGTGGCGACGGTCGGGGATGTTACGACGGTCTCCGTCAACGGCACCGAGCTGCCGCGCCGGTCGTACGTCTTCGAGCTTCTGGACGGGGACTCCGCGATCCGCGTGTACCTTCCGGTGGCGCAGATCACGAACACCGACGACATCACGTTCGTGGACGGCGAGCCCATCGGGTTCCCCATCACCATTTCGGCCTACCCCGACGAGGCCGGCAACAAGGCGTACTGGTTCCTCGAGGACGTGGGCGCCTAACCAAAGACATGGGGTGGGTGGAGAACTTCGCCGTCACGCCACCCACCCCAGCAGTACCTCAGGTGACGGCAGAAAAGGTGACGGCTAATGGTGTATCAGGTTCCCCCTTCGAATGCGTCGAAGGATCAGAACAAGTTCAAGTTCGAGGTTGATGGCGTGGAGCACGTCATCCCCAAGCTGAAGTTCCTCCCCGTGGGGACCGCGGAGAAGCTGGCCGACCCGGAGGTTTCGGAGTCTGTGAAGATGCTGCTCCCGTTCCCCGAGGGTCCGGTGCGGGACGCGGTTCGCACTCTTGACAGCGAGCAGTTCCAGGGGCTCGTCCAGGCGTACCGCGACGATTCCGGCATCAGCGTGGGGGAATCCTCGGCCTCCTAGAGTTCGTTCGCGAGTTCGAGGAGGCCGTTGAGTTTCATCTGATCGTCCTCGGGTTGCGGCTGGAATGGCTCGGCTCTGAGGCGCTGTCTTGGCGTGATCTGTTGCTCATCGCGAAGTTCGCAGAGCCGACGTCGGTCCTGTTTCGTGCCGTTCATGGGCATGTGTGGACCGACACGGAACAACTGTTGGCGATCGTGGCGGATAGCGTGCGCGCGGCGAACTGGCAGCGTGCGGGCGGCAAGGGCGGGAAGCCTAAGCCACTGCCTCGCCCGAAGCCGAAGACGCAGGCGCGCAAGTTGAGCCCCGATGAGATCCGCGACCTCGGGCGCGGCGTGGCACGTACCGGATCTATGGGTACGGCTCGCGATATGTCCGATGTGAAGTCTTGGTTGGAGGCTAAGAATGGCCGCAGGCGTTGAGCTCGCAACAGCGTATTTCAGCCTCGTCCCTTCGATGGACGGGGTGGCTGGCGCTACGAAGCAGGGCTTCGGTGACAGTCAGATCGACAAGACTGCCGAGGAAGCCGGTAAGCGCACGGGTGGGCGGTTCACTGCGGGCGCTCGGGTGGCGATCACTGCGGGCGCGGCTGTGCTGTCGGCTGGCATCGTCAAGGTGTTTCAGACGGGCATGGATGAGTTGAAGTTTGGTGAGCAGATCAGTGCTCAGACGGATCAGCTCATTGCTAACACGGGTGCGGCGTTCTCGACGTCGTGGGTGGAGGATTACACGCTTGCACTGTCGCAGGTGTCGGGCATCTCGGAAGAGGCGTTGCAGGAGGCCGGCAACAGTGTCCTGAAGTTCGGGGACGTGAGCCAGGGGAACTTTGAGCGTGCCGTGGACGCGATCAACGACATGGGCGCTGCTGGCAAGGATGTTAAGGGTGTTGGTGAGGCGCTGGGTAAGGCTCTCGCTGAACCTGCGGAGGCTGCGGGGCTTCTGAAGCGTGCCGGGGTGATCCTCGATGACGAGCAGCAGAAACTCATTGACAGTTTCACCGCGGTTGGGGATAAGGCTGGCGCCCAGTCGGTCATCCTCGATTCGCTCGAGGGCACCTATGGCGGGATGGCGGAGGCGACCGGTGCAACGTTGACGGGCAACCTGAACAAGCTCGGTAACGCGTGGGAGAACACTGCTGCGGTCGCCGTGGAAGCTCTCATGCCCGCGATCATGGGCATTGTCGACGTTCTTGGCACGGTGTTCACGTGGATTCAGGACAACGAAGGCATCATGCCTCTCCTCGCGGTAGGGGTGGGGATTCTCGCGGCGGCTTTCATCGCGCTCAGTGTTGCGATGTGGGCGGCGTCGGTGACCCCCATCGGGTTGGCTATCGCCGGCATCGTGATCGCGATTGGTCTGCTCATCGCGGGCATCGTCGCGTTGGTCATGAACTGGGACACGGTGGTGAAGTTCCTCTCCGACATCTGGGGCGGCTTCCTGGATTGGGTGGCTTCGGTCACAGAGGGGTTCGTCTCCTGGTGGAACGACGTTTGGGAGGGCTTCGGCAACTTCCTCGCTGACATCTGGACCAACATCGTCAAGGGCATCGAGACGGCGCTTGGTTTCGTGAGCGCCATCATCGGCAAAGTGCTCGCCACCATCACCGGGGTGTGGGAGTCGATGTGGCAGGGGATGGTTGACTTCCTAAGCACTGTGTTCGCTGGGATTGTCGGGGTGGCGAAGGCTCCTATCAACGGGATCATTGCGCTCATCAACGGCGCTATCGAGGCCCTGAATCAGCTCAGTGTGACGATTCCTGATTGGGTGCCGGTTATCGGTGGTCAGACGTGGGGGTTGAACCTTCCGAAGATCCCGATGCTTGCTGAGGGTGGCACGATTCTGCGTTCCGGTTCGGTCATCGTCGGGGAGAACGGGCCTGAGCTCCTGCGGTTGCCCCGTGGCGCTTCGGTTGACCCTGACATCAGTGGTGCGGGCGCTGGTACTGGCATCGAGATCACGCAGCACATCTATCCCGCCGAGGGTATGAGTGAGCAGCAGGTTGGCCGCATCTCCGCGGAGAAGATCGCGTTTGCCATGAGGGGGAACTGATGCGCGCAACCTTGGACGGGCTTGAGTTCGTCTTTGCGGGCTCCGGGGACGCCACATACATCCTCGATTCAAAGGACGGCCTCAAGGGCTGGTTCGAGGGTGTGGAGATGCGTCACGAAGTCGTCGAGCGGCCCACTGGGCACGGCGATTTCGACGCGCCCGCTTTCCTTGGCTCGCGGCTCATCACGCTCAACGGGTGGATTCTCACTGATTCCGACGACGCGGCGTATGAGGTCGCGATGAAGGGTCTCGAGGATCTGCTTGCTGATGGGAGCATGTCGGAGTTCGCGGTGGAGCAGGCGACGGGCACGTACACGTGCCAGGTTCGCCGGCACGGTTCCCCCGAGCTCGACATGGTTGTGTACGGCCGTTCGGCCCGGTTCCAGTTGCAGTTGTGGGCTCCGGACCCGACGAAGGTGTTGCTCCCGTGACGTGGGTGAATAAGGTCTACTACACGCATGACGGTGCGTATGCGGGGACGCTTCCGTGCAGCGATGCCAGTTGGCAGACGCGGCTTACTGGTCAGGGTTCCGCGGACCATACGGTGCGTGCGTTCGGGTCGGGTCTGTCTCAGGCGGATCTGGAAGAGCTGACGCTTGGGAACCGGTACACGATCACTCAGGAGTGGTCGGCTACCGATTACGTGGCGTATGCGGGTGTTATCCAGCGGGACGTGTGGGACGACAAGTCTCGGACTGTGAGTCTCGCGAGCACTGAGCTGCGTGGGGCGTATTTCAACGACCGCATGATGTGGCCGGTGAGCGCTTACAACCCGACAGCTTCGGTGCTTACGGTGACGAGCAAGTCACGGTCGGGTGCTGTGCGGGCCATCTTTGACCCGTTGTTCGCGATCGCATACCTGCCGATTGACCGTCCTGCTGACGGGTCGGGTGGGTTCTCTGCGGACTGGAAGTTCAACGAGCGGTTGAAGATTGAGGACCATCTTCAGCAGGTTGAGGACGATGGTTGCGAGGTGTTCTTGCGCCCGTATCTGACTGGCGGGAACCTGCGGTTTGAGACGCTTGTTGGTTCTCCGGTGGTGGAGATCGGTTCAGAGACGACGTTCGATATTCGTGGGGATTCGTCTCCGGTGCTTGACTTGAAGGTCACGCGGGACGTGGTTCGGCAGATGACTGGTGTTGCCGCGTTCAGTGGTGGTGGGAAGTCAGCGATTTCTGCGGCTGCGTTCGCGGGTGGTATCGAGGGGCCGGCTGCGATCAGTGTCCGGGATACGTGGGTTGACTTCGCTGACATCACTGACCCGGATCGGTTGCAGGCTGCGGCGGATCACACGTTCGCGGCGCTGCAATTCCCGACGTCGGCGTGGTCGTTTGGGTTGAACATCTTCCCGGATGGTCCGGAGTTTGCTGCGCCGGGGAGTTTGCTGGGGGCGACGGTCGCGTCTGGGCATGAGCGGTTGTCGGCTGGTACGAAGCATCTTCGGGTGGTGGCCCTGTCGGGTTCGATGGGTATGACGGTGACTCCGGAGGTGCATGATGCCGCTTGATGATCCTTCGGACCCGTCCGCGGAGACCCGCAGGTTGAAGAAGCGTGTTGAACGGCTCGAGGCTGGCACTGCGGACGCTGGTGGGGATAGTTCTCATGCGGGGTCTGCTGCTGATACGACTCAGGTTGGTGATGATGCGGATGCGTCGGGTGTTGGTGCGTCTGCGTATGGGTTCCATGCTGAGGCGGCTGGGGTTGATGCGACTGGTGTAGGTAACTTCACTAACGCTGAGGGTGATAACTCGGTTGCGGTGGGGAAGTCTGCTACAGCGTTGGCGTCGAGTGGTACGGCTGTTGGTCATGGTGCGTATGCGCAGAATGTGTCGGCGACGTCGTTGGGTGCGTTTGCGAACGCGTTGCATGACGACAGCACAGCCATTGGTACGGGTGCGGATACGACCGCTGCGGATCAGATCATGTTGGGCACGTCGGGTATGACGGTGGTGGTTCCGGGTACGTTCTCGAACCCGTCTGCTCGCCGGTTGAAGCGAAACATCATTCCGGCGCCGGTTCTGGCCGATGTCTTCCCGGAGCTCACTGAGTGGGAGTACATCGACGGTGACGGTCGTCGCCGCCTGGGTTACATCGCTGACGATCTGGTTGGGACGGACGCGGAACGGTTCGTGACGTTCGACGATGACGGGCGTCCGTCCGGGATCGACTACCTGGGCCTGCTGGTTGTGCAGGTCGCACAGATGCGCGCGGAGATCACCGCGCTCCAGAACGAACTGAGGGGCTGACGAATGGCTGAGCTGGCTCAACTGCCTGGGGTGCTGGATCTTCGCATCTACCGGGGTGATGACTCGAACTTTCAGGTGACGATGACGGACACGGAGTCTGGTGACCCGCTGGTGTTGCCGACGACGGGGTGGCGTGCGCAGGTGCGTGTCGACACGAGCGTTGCGAGCCCGGTGCTGTTCTCGTTGACGGTGGACGCCACGGATGCTGCGACGGGTGTCATCGGCCTGTCGGTTGTGGGTACGGATACGGCCGAGATCGAGGGTCCGGTGTACTGGGATTTGGAGAACACGGATCTGGACCGCACGTATCTGGCGGGGAAGATTCGACTGTCGGGGCAGGTGAGCCGCGATGAGTGATATCACCGTTTCGGTCACCGCGCAGCCGGCGATCACGGTTGGGGTCACGCCTGCTGGTGCTACGGGTCCGGAGGGTCCGGTTGGTCCGTCCGCGGTTTCTGCGGATGACGGCAACATTGCGGTCCTGGGTTCCGATGACCTGATCTTTGTTCCGGAGTCGGGTGGGGGCGGGGCGGTCGATTCCGTCGCTGGCAAGACCGGTGTTGTGGTTCTTGAGAAGGCTGATGTTGGTCTCGGGAATGTGGACAACACGGCGGACGCGGACAAGCCTGTCAGCACGGCCACGGCGACCGCTCTGGCGGGTAAGTCGGCCACGGGGCACACTCACGCCCAGTCGGATGTTACGGGGCTTACAGCGGCGCTGAGCGCGAAGGCTGATGCCGCCACAGTGACGACTGCTCTGGCGGGGAAGTCCGATGTCGGGCACACGCACGCCCAGTCTGATGTCACAGGGCTGACGGCGGCTCTCGCGGGTAAGTCGGATACCGGTCACACGCACACAGCATCGAACGTGACGGACTTCAACACCGCTGCGGATGCGCGTGTCGCGGCGGGCATCATCGTCGCGGGTACGGCGAACAACCCACACACAACACAGGGCGCCGCACGTAACAGTGCGCTTCCGAAGAACTACTGGCAGTACACGGGCACCGAGGGTGTCGATGACCCGACGAACGCGATCTTGGGCGACGAATGGATTAGCGCATGACGTACTGGGAAGAGACGATCCCCGCCGACGCGAACCCCGGCCCGCTGGTTCACACCGCACTCGCGACGAAACTGCTCGCGCAGGGCTGGACGCTCGAGGACACGGTTGTCATCTCGACGCGCACGCACAAGGTCTACAAGTCTGCCGCCGCGGGGAACACCTACGGACTCGACTGGTACCTCGACGTCTCCTACCCGACAACGGGTATCGCGACGGGTGTGATGCTCGCACCCTTCGAGGGATACACCGCGGGATCTGATGTGGGCTTGCGGGGGCCGTACAGCGCCTCGAGCGCGGTCCTCGACGGGGCGACGTACTCGCGGTTCGGTGCGACGACATCCGCCCTGGAGACAAGCTGGGTGAACAACAGCACCTACACGGCAATGGACATTCCCCTGTCGACGTCAGCGTTCGTCATCAACGCATCGGTCACACGAGACCGGGCGATAGTCCTTTCGAGCACCGAGCCGACGCAGGTCTCGTACTGCGGCTTCTTTACCCCCACGAGCGCACACATCGCGCACGCTGGTGGCACGCTGTTCCCGCTCATCACCGTTCGACTGTCAGGATCGTCCGACAGGGGCTCGGCGGCGTCGGCGGCAGGTGTGAGCGCTGCGCTCACGCGAGTCCCGAAGGTGTCGAGTATCAACTGGGCGACTCATTGCGTGGTCGGACCAAACGCCATGCGCATGAACGGTCGCGTGGGTGGGGCCGCGTCTGAGGGTGACAATCAGATCACAACCGTCCCCTTCCTCGTCGGGATTAGTAGCAGCGCCTGGGGAAGTGCGTCGTCCCAGATTGGCGAGCTCGACGGGGTTCAGTGTGCGTTCGCTGACCCGGCCGTAGCACGTGGGGACTTTGCGACAGTCGGCGGCACGGCGTATGCCCTGTCGACGGTGCTGAGCAACGCCACGATCCTGATGGCGCAGGTGTGACATGGCGGACCGTGGAACAGCAACGTTCGTCCCCACGTCGGCGTTCAATGTGGCGACCGACTACGACCCGATCGTGCGCGGTTCCGGTGGTACACCGGTCGACCCGAAGCGGTACCTGTTGACAGGCGCCGGCTGGGTACCCATCCAGTAACTGTGTATCACTGGTGGATACGTAACCTCTTGCATAACGTATCCACCAGTGACACAGTAAAGGGCATGACAATGAACATCACAACCCACCCCAACCCGGTCGGTGCACTCCACCTCGATGACGACACCGAATGCGCCCACGACGGGGCTTGCGGTCGCAGCGTCTACTGGGTCGGCGGGGCACCCCTCCACGAGTTCCCTACACTGGCCGAGTGACCAGGCCCCCCGGGTACGTCCCCCCGAAACATCAGAAGGTCATCCACCGTGCACAACAGGCACAGGAGACCGCTGACCGGGCGTTCCGGGACGCGATTCGTGCAGCCCACGATGATGGTGCGTCGATCCGTGAGTTGGCGAAGATCGCCGGGGTAGCCCCGAACACGATCCGCCGCATACTCGACGCCTAACCCCGTCCAACCCTCAAGCCTCCGCGATGTCGGGGGCTTTTCTCATGCCCGGAGGTACCTATGGGCGGTCTAGCACCAGCACGGATCTACGTCCGACCCATCCCCGACTATCCCGACGACAAGTGGCGTTCGACGTTCCGCGCACACACTCGCCGCAACCCGCCCAGCCGTGAACCGGGCGTGGACTACTACTGCCCCATCGGGACGGTGCTTGTGTCCATCGGTGACGGGTATGTGTCCGAGGTTGGCGGCGGCATCATGCCGGCCACGGGGCGTTACGTGAAGGTCAACCTCGACAACGGGCAAAGCTTCCGGCTACTCCACCTTGGGCCTCGTCACTCGCTGGTCCCGCGCGGTGGGCGTGTCCGTATGGGTCAGCCGCTCGCCATCTCCGGCGCTTCCGGTTACGGGTCCGAATACTTCGGCGCATCAAGACCCAATGACGCGCAGATGATCCTCAACACGGGCGGGCCACACACCCACGCGACCCTGTTCCCGACGCACAACTACAACAACTTCGCCGGGCTCCTCGACATGGAGCAGTGGGTCATGAGCCCAGGTACCGCGAGTGGCGGTGCGACCCCTCTCCCGATCATGAAGGACGACGACATGCCCATCTTCATCCGCAACACGGCCCGGGGCGACTACACCGTGACGCCCGGCGTCCTGGCGTACTCGAAGAGCCCGGACCCGCTCAACGTTCTCCGGGACCCGGAAGCGGATGGCGGTGGCGAAGAGATCAACATTATCCACATCAAGGACCAGGACCTCGACGCCGTGCTCGGCGCCCTGACCGGCATCACACCGGAAGAGATCGCGGCCCTCCCGTCCGGCGGCATCTGGGTGAACCAGAAGCTCATCTCGAACCCGTGGATCAACTTCGGCGACTCGCGGCACACGCAGGAAGTTTCGGATCGTTCGATGCACGTGAAGCTCGACGCGCTTCTCGCGCTGCTCGGGCCTGAGCGCGCGGCCGAGATCGCCGCAGCCGTCGACACGGTGCTTGCCGACAACTTCGAGGAGATCCCCGGCGAAGTCCGCGACGAGTTCAAGAACCGCCCCCTCTCATGACGATCGCCACCGCTGCCACAGACCCAGGGCTCTGGGAGTCGGTACCACCCGCGGTATGGGGAACGCTCGGCATCCTCGGCGCCGCACTCCTCACCGCTGCCGGTGCCGTCTTCGGCACGTGGCTGACAAACAGACGCAACGCAAAAGTCGACGCCGGCCAACTCGCACTCACCTACGCCCAAGGTTTGCGGGACGACGTGAAGAAGCTCGAGGACCGTGTGACGACGTTGGAGAACGAACGGAACGCGTACCGCTCCCACGCGCACGTCCTCCACGAGTGGGGCGGGTACGTGGAGACCTCAGACCGTCCACGCCCTATCTGGCCGGTGAACCTTCCCCGATGAGCAACCTACTTAGGAGAACCCATGTCTGACATTCCCAACGCCGCACAGCTCGGCGTGATCGTGAAGAACGCGAAAGCCCGCGCCATCATCTACGGCACCTACGTGGTCGCCATCATCGTGGCCGGCGCCGCACAGGTCGCATACGCGTCACTCGAACTCGGACAGCCCGACATCCTTGTTGCCGCTGTTGCGGTGCTCGCCTACCTGGGCGTCCCGGTCGGCACGCTCGCTGTCGCGAACACCAACAGCAGCGCCGCTTGATCCGGTTCACGCCCTTCAAGGGCAACTCGATCCGCCTCGCCTTCGGGTTCCTGTTCCCCTGGTTCTAAACACAAACGCCCCCGGGCCTGTCACTTCGGTGCCAGGCCCGGGGGCGCTTTCGTGTTAGTACTGGAACGGTATCGTGCGCCAGTACACGAGTCGCAGGTGTGAGCATGGGCCGGGGGAATCACACGGGGAGTCGTCGTCAGCATGGTAGGGGATACCTGGGGGTGTGACTTCGGTGGCCGGTGTGATGGTGGGGCGGGGCGTGTCCATACCCGTGGGAGGACGGTAAACGCTCCCCTGATACATCGAAGTGAGACTACGCGCGACCCTTGGTATCGGCTGGTGGCGGTTTAGTGGCTGTTTTCAGAGACTACCTGTGACTCCCTGTGGCTACTCGCCCGCAGAATCACGGGAAACGGTAGAGGGAAGTAGGCCCAGGTAACCGCGACTGCATACCAGACTGCTCAGCATTCAGGTGAGTTGCTTCAGCGATCGGACGTTGGCGAGGGTGCCGCCGATGACGTCGGCCATCTGTATGTGCGCTTCGGGGACGAGGTGCCCGTACACGTTGACCGTGGTTTGGATGGATTCGTGTCCGAGGCGTGATTGGACGTAGGGGAGTGGTGTTCCGGCTGCGATGAGCCAGGAGGCGTGGGAGTGGCGTAGGTCGTGTGGGGTTGGCCGGCGCGTCAACGGGACAAGCCCAGCCGCTTCACACAGGTCTACGTCCATGGCTTTCGCTACGGCGGGGTTCCATACCCGGTCGCGGAACATCTGGTTGCTGATGCGACGGTGGAGGACACGGGTGGCGAACACTAGCTCGTTGGTCGCACCCTTCTCACCCATCGCTGCCACCGCGTCAGGTTGGATGCTGATGGTCCGTCGCGCCTTCGACGACTTCGGGTGCTTCAGGACGGGTGTGTTCGTCTCCGACTTCTTCCACGCCTTGTCGATACGGACCACAGCGGGCGTCACTCGAGTGTTCACGTCACCCCACGTGAGCGCTGTCGCTTCACCCCAGCGGCATCCGGTGGACGCGAGGAACAGCACGAACCCTTGGTAGTAGTCCTGGGTGAAGTAGAGGAGTGTGGTGAACTCCTCGGGCGACAGGAACACACCCTCCCGTTTCACGCCCTTCGACAGGCGGGTTTTGTGTGCGGGGTTGTCTTCGCGGATCTTCTCGGACACGGCGGAGCTGAGTACGGCGGAGAGGATGCCGTGGTAGTTGCGGATCGTCTTCGCCGCCACAGCCCTACCACCACCACGTCGGGAGGGTTGCGCTTCCTGCCATGCGAGCCACCGGCCGACGTCGGCGCGTTGGATGGCGTCTACGGGGAAGTCTCCGAGGATGCGGAGAAAGCTGTTGTTCGCGGCCCGTTCGTATCCTTTGCGGGTGCCGGGCTCCACACCCGTCAGGAGGCCACTGGAAGGGTCGAGGTAACGGGCGGTCCAGGCGCGGAGCGTTACCGCCGCAGACGTGCCCTCCGCGCGTCTCGTGAGCACATCCCGGGCAGCCTTCCCGCCCGCCGTCTTCACCAACCGGGCGAACTCCGCGGCAGCCTTCTCAGTCTCAAACGACTCCTGCACGACCTTGCCGTCGATGCGGAACTGAACCCGCCACGACACCGACCCGTCCTTGTTCTTCCGCGCCGAGGGAGTGGGCATCATTCACCACCCAGGCGGGCAGACAGCCACCGGGCCACCGGACGAAAGGTCTTGTCGATCACGCTGACGCGGAAGCGCAGCACCGCCATGCCGAGTTGCTGGCCGGCATGAGCCAGGCTCTTCTCTGGCCAGTCCTCGAACATCCACGCAGAACGAGGACTGTGCTCGAGTTCGGTAGGATCTGTCATGTCGAACTCCTCTGTAGTTCGTCCATTGCCCCGGCCTGTCGCTAGCAGGTGCGGGGCTCTTTTGTGGGTGGTACTCACCTACAGATTAACAGGGATGTAGGCCTAGATGTAGGCATGGGATGGAAAAACCCCCGAGATCCGCAGAATCTCGGGGGTTTCAGTGGGGTGAGTAACGGGACTCGAACCAGTTACGCACCGTCCGTGTGAATGGGCAACTTCCGCGGAATTACGCGGGAAACCGGGGTCTCGGGTCATCCCACGCCTATGCAGAAATATGCAGGTTTGATGGGCCATATGTAGGCACGCCTACGTCTCTCCGGCTCGT